AACCAGAAAAGGTCTATTAACTGTTCATTTCTTCTCCATACCTGAAGATATTCTTTGTTCTTGCTCTGAGCAATAAATTTTTCAATTCTACCTTCATCAAGGATTTTTCTTGCCTTCACTGGTCCTATACCAGGAAATCCAGGAATATCATCGGAAGTATCCCCAACCATTGCTAGATATTCTACAGTCTCATGAGCATGATATCCGAATAGGTCTTTACAATTCTCTAATCGAATTATCTCATCTTTTCTGGGGTTATATATTCGAAGATTCTTATTCAATAGCTGATTGAAATCCTTGTCCGAAGAAATCAATATGATCTTTTCTGATTGGAACTTTTTGATTGCAAGGTATGCTAAGAAATCATCTCCCTCATATAGAGTATTATTATTCTTATCGAATATATAATTTATTCTTAGCATACCCAGCATTTTCATTATGATTGCCTTTTGACTTTGCAAAGATTCATAATCAACTGAGATATTTTTCCGATGTCCTTTATAGTTAGGCAATAATTTCATCCTTATTGGAGAATGCCCATTATCAAATGAAATATAAACCTCATCGGGTTCAAACCTTGTAAGATACATGTGTAGTGATTTGAAAAATCCAAATATTGCTCCACTGGGTTTACCGTCAGTTGATTTCAGCTTCTCGAACTTGTGAAAACTTTGATGCAAGATGTTTTCACCATCTATAAGTAGTACAGTTTTTTTCTTATTCATAGAAACTCATTTTTAAAATAAAGATAGCTTCTCTACATTTTACCCAATCTCCTATTAGGAGATATTTTATAGCTTTTACGAAACCGTTCTGATAAGTCCAGATAGATCTATCTAAACCTCTAAACATATCCAAAATACTCATCTGAGATATATAAGTCTCAAAGTATTCTTCTCCGTTCTCTAATAAAGATACTTTTGAAACAATGGCCGGTTTTAAGTCTATTGCCATATCACATATATGTAGGGCTTTTTCTAAATCTTGTTTACCATTCTTATTGGTATGTCTGGATACGTATTTTAATATTTCTCCCTGAAACCAATTAAGGTTATACTTTACCATTAAATGTACTGGTTCAATCTCAAATTGGTAATGGTTACCTCCAACTTGATTAGTATTATTACTTGTTTTCATCCTCTAAACCTAATTCAATAAAACTTCTTGAATCTTCTCTTTACCAAGGTAAACATCCATATAGTTCTCTGGATTACTATATTCATCTAAGTATTCTAACCTTGTCTCTAATCTTAGATTCTCTTTAAGATATTCCTTAATAATCTTCTCTATTTCTTCTTTATTCATCCTCTTCCTCCTCTTCTTCATCTACTTCCCCTTGAACATCCTCTACTGGGAATAGGTTAGTATTTAATGACTCTAGTTTCTTCTTAGTGGTTCCAATAGTATTTATACCAGCTTTTCTTAATAGCTTACGTCTTAATTCATCATTTTCTTCTAGTAAAGCTAAAAATTTCTCTTCTCCTCTACAGAGAGTTTCTCCTTTATATTTATAAACTCCTCCATTGGATTTTTCTAGAATCTCCTCCTCTATAAGGATCTCATTTAACCAATATATCTTATCAAAGCCTACGTCATGGTATTTAGAATTATTATATACAGGAGCAGCTTTTATAGTCCCCCTCGGAGGAGCAACCTTATTCTTCATTGTACGGATAGAAGTTACTCTACCAATCTTTCTCTCTTTCCCTTTTATCTTCTTTGTTAGTGATTTACCCCCATACAAACCTATTCTTTGAGAAGCATAGAATTTTAAAGCAGCGCCTCCAGGAGTAGTATCGGGGTTTTCAAACATACCCGCTTTTAGATTAGTACGTAGTTGATTAATATAGATCTGGGTTACTCCCAAAGAATATAACATTTCATTTCTTATACGGAAATATTTATATATGGCTTTTGCTCTATTACCCATATCAGCAGAAGCATTGCTCATCTCTGAGTTAATATTAATTTCTGTGTCCAAAGCCGAAACCGAATCCAGAATTAATAATATGGGTTCGTTATTTACTAATTGGCTTCTCCAATATAGTGACATGGATGCAACCCAATCGGATATTTTTTCTATAGCAGTTTCCCTATAGATAATTACCCTACTTAAATCTAACCCATTAATCTTAGCCCAAGAATTAGTAAATGATTGTTCAGCATCTATCCACAAAACTACACCATTTAAGTACTGGCATGAATATGCGAAATCGTATGCCATTAGACTTTTACCTGATGATTCAGTACCAAATAATTCGAGTATTTTCCCATAGGGGATTCCTCCACCCAGAATATAATTAAAAGCTAAAAATCTTGAAGGTAACCAGGGTAACTTAGAGTCATCTTCTTCTGAAGCTATAGAAAAACCTGAGAATTTCTTCCTCATCTCATTCAGAGATGGTACTTTTATTTTCTTCCTTGCCATAGTTCTTTAAATTTATACCTTATTATTTTATTTATCATAGATTTGTTCGTATTGAACATCTCGGCTAATTCCATAATACTAACACCATCACAATAATAGTCAAACAACTCAGGTATTTCTTTATTCACCCATCTAGGGCATTCTTCCCCCTTTTGTTTTCTACCATCTACTACCATCTGAGCCATATTCTCTTGGTGTGTACCCCAATAAAGATTTTTATAGTGATTATTTAAAGAATCATTATCTTTATGACATACACAGGGTTTATTATCTGGATTTGGTACCCAAGCTAATGCCACCAACCTTGATACCGAGTATGATTTATTTCGTATCTTTACTCGTTTGGTACTATAGGTTGGAGTTTTAATCATTATCTTTACTTTCCTTTCTCTCCATACCTTCCCCAATTTACCGGCATCATTCCCGTTAGGTATTATCCGTGAGTATATCTGACCCCTTTTAGAAATGTAATATCCTGGACATCCCGGTATGTTATCATACTTAGCCATAATGTAAAGTATTTAAATGAAAAGAGAGGATAACCGAACGAATCTAATTACCCTCTCTACCCAACAACAAACATGAATTACTAACACCAATTAGATATCTGAACGATATTTTCTTTTCTTTTTCTTTGGTTCTTCGTCTTCCATATAGTGATCCTTATGGATTCCCTTTTTCTTCTTTTTCTTTGGTTCTTCGTCCTCATCATCACCATGATCTTCTTTTAAGAATTTTGCCAAGATCTCTTCTAGTTCTTCATAGGACTTAATTTGAGAACGAACTATGGATTCCAAATCCAATTGACCCTGATACTTCTTGTCCAATTTAGTAGGTTTGCACTGAGTAGCAGAATAAGTGGTATCAAATTTACCAGAACCAGATCTCTTGATCTTAATATCATATCCAGTTTTATAATCAGTCATATCACCGGCCTCGTCTTCATCGAGGTAAAGGTCAATAATATCCTGATATACAGATGATGGTACTAATACTCCCTTATCCTTACCTTCATATCCAACTTTAGTACCTTTCTCATCGTCATAAACGATTCCGCCAATAACATATCTTCTACGAGGTACTATCAATTTAGCAAGGTTCTTATCATCGTCATCCTTAGAACTTTTCAATTCCTGGTATTTTTCCATGAAAGGGCATGGTTCATCAAAAGTAGCTGGAGATATTACTCCTCCAAGATCTCCTCCCAAATAGAATTGAACAATTTCTATACCCAATTCTTGGTCATCACCTGGAGATTTAATTCTCATTCTAAGTGTTCCCTCTTTGGGATATACTAATCCCCCTCCGTTTCCTCTGGATTCTAATTTCTTCTTTCTTGCAAGCATCTTATCTCGAGTAGAACTACCCTCTGAAGAAAGCTTTTTCTTTTTGTCTTTTACCATAATATTTAAAATTTAATTGTTGTTAGCCTCTGAATAGATGATCTCATTCAAACTTAACACTGTAACGATATTCTTTTCTAGAATATTCTTTACAGATTCTGGCCAATCCGGTCTGATCTCAAATTCCAATTCTTTACCAGCATACATACCGTAAGTAACTACTCTACCAACCTCCGTAAGATCGGTATAAGTTTTATATTCTTCAGTTATAGTACCTCTTTTAACTACTACTCCCTTTCTGGGAACTCCCTCAGAAACAGTTCCGGGTATAATGATACCGGACTTGGTTGTGTTAATATCTTTCGGAGATAATATCAAAACCCGATTTTCTGTTGGTAAACCAGGTAGAGTTTTATTAAAAAGCTCTGCTACCCTAGTTGAAATGAAGTTTAGTGAGTAAATCATAATTGTATGTTAATTAATTAGTTATGTAATTGAATATAGTTATCTCTAACCTTTTCTAAGATTGGCATTAATAGTACGAAGAATGTTTTCTCTATTCTCGTATGCTCTACATATAGCTATAAACTTATTTGCTCTATCTACTGCTTTCAAATACCTTTGGTATATGGATTTATACTTGGGATTTATATTTGCTTTATGAGATACATAATCATTATTAAACCTCTCATTCGAATCCTTTATATAAATCCAAGCAGCAGAATAGGCTTCATCTTTTTCTCTTGCTAGAGCATCTCTTTCTTTTATATACTTATCTCTTAGAGAAGCTAGTACATAATAACTAGAGGGGGATTCTCGTAGCTGAGAATTGATAATATTCTCATTGATAGATAATTCCTTTTGAATATCTATTTCTAGAGTTTTACCCTCGAATTTAACCTTCAGTTTTTTCAGTTCTGTCTTCATAAACTTCCAATAGGTCTTTAAAGTCTTCTTTACTAAATTTACCTTTACTGATTGCTTTAGTAACTTGAGCAAAAGCAGTTTGATAAGCTAATTTCATACCGGGTAACTTAAGAAGAGACTTGTATACACTTAACTTATCTACTAAAGCCATTAATCTCAAATCGCATAAAGCATCGGTTCCTCCTCTATCTAATAATAATAGGAAAGCTGTCCAATAAATATGAGTAGCGTCCTCATAAGCTAATTTACCCTCTTCGTCTTTTGCCATTACCTTAAAAGCCAATCCCTCTAAAGTATAAAGGTTTGATTGAAGTTGGGATATTTGGGATTTTATACGATTGAATAACATCTTCTCTGGTCCACTTATATGTAAATTCTTGGCATCTAGATATTTATTCAAGTTCTCTATGGAATAATTTAAGCATCCTGCTACCATATAAGTAAGTGCAGTTAATTGGCTTGCTTTTTTAAACTCTTCTTCTGTTGCCATAATCTCATAAATTTAATTTATTTATGTAGACATAGTATCTTCTCTTTTCGCTTCTGTAATGGTAGATACTGAATCCGAATGCTTTAAATTAGTTTTACAATTAGGACATTGTACTACCTTATAAATATCCCTATTTGATTTATCGTAAACTCTAAAAGTTTCACTAGTGTCATACTCAAATTCACAATCACATACTGGGCATTTAGCCCTCCATATTGTGGGACCGTTCAAAATCTTTTTCATATTGCTTCATTTGTTTATTAAAACGTTTCTTATACTCTGAAATTGGTATATGCTTATACTTCTTATGCTCTTCCATATATTCCTCTACTGAGAAATCTGGTTCTAGCATTTTCCTATAATCATAACCTGGAATAAAAGGTAATTCTTCTGCCATTGACCTACCAATAACAAAATCCATGTCCATTGTGACATCATCTATTTGAAAACCAAAGTATGGCTTAGTTAAGGGATTTCTATAAATTTGCCACATTTCATAAATACTCCAGATATTTATATTCTCTGGCTTAGTAATCTGATAATTAGCATCATGAACTAAGCATACAGATTTAGTAGATGGTAATTTACCCTGTCTCATTAAATAATATATGAGAATACTTCCGAACAGACACATATCTGAAGCTGCAGACTGGCAATTGCCAGTAATTAAAGTTCTATATCGTTTATCTTCACCGATTACTCTTGTAAAGAAAGCCCCCGATTTTACAGTAGGACACCATACTTTACCTACGTATTTCTCTTTCGTCAGATTATTTTCTGAATTGTAAGTATTCTTGGTGTTTACTGATTTCCTAAAATTAGAAAATTTTACTCCATAACTAGTTTTAGTAGCCCGTACAAACTCTTGGCCGTATTTACTGGGTTTCTTATCTTTAAAATAAGATAGGTCACCTTCATGGGATAATTCATACATACTTGAAGTATTATTGCAGAGTACAACTAAAGCCTGAAGTAATTCTCCTTGAGTTTTATCTCCAGTTGCCCATATCGACCAACCATCTCCCAATCTCATATTTTCTAATAGGATACTTAATTGAGGATTAGTTAATCTGGTTAATAATTTCATATTTAGCTTACGTTCAGGAACTAATCTATTGAGCTTATAAACAAATTCTGGGTCTCTTATTTCCCATATTACTTGATTCTTTTCTCTACGGGAGAATTCCACACCTAATTCTTCCATAATAGAATCAATAATATCTACCTTGTGAGGATTTGCAGTATTACTCTGACATATTCTTACTATATTGCCATTCTTCAAATAGCCATCAGTAAGATACCAACCTAAAAAAGCAACATAAACATCTGAATATCTAGCTTTTACTTGATTATTATGTGGAGCTCTTATTGGAATAGCATAGGGTTTATCAGAATTATATAACTCATCAGATGTTAATACTTCAGTTTTATTCAACTTAGAAATTTTATTCGGCTTAGTAACTACCCATCTATGATCGGGAGTAGATAATACATCAAGATGCTTAGTCTTTAACCTAATCATATCTCCATCATAATCAAATACATTTACCCTTTCAACCTTTTGCCATTCTGATTCTCCTATGTCCCGATTAAATGCCAATATCTCATCACCAACTTTTAAATCTTCATAATTTACCCATCCCTTAGTTTTACTAAGAGCCTGAGATGATGGTAATAAGCAAGGAAAATTTAATGCTAGTCGTAAAGCATAAGCTTCTTCTCCCCTATCTGAAGAATAAATTTGGGGTAATCTTCGTTTTCTACCAAATAAAGAAACTAAGTAGCCATTCTTTCTAAGGAATTTCTCTTGTTTCTTTAAGAAGGTTTTTAGCTTAGGATGTTGACCAAAGAATATATCCATTTCCTTTTGGGCTTCTTCTGGTGTAACTATAATACCAGATTTTGGGTCTGATAATTTTACTGCTAGAAGTTTAGCACCAATACCATAGATAAGTCCAAATGCAATTTGTTTAGCTTGCTTTCTCCTTACCTTCCATATCTTATGTTCTGGATGATTTTCATCTTCATATATTTTTAAAGCTTCATCATAAGGAACATGATATTTGGTAGCAGCAATTGCCAAGTGAGGGTCCTGACCAGAGTTAAAAGCATTCAGATAAGTTTCATCTCCAGATAAGTGGGCCATGATTCTTAACTCTGCTTGACTAAAGTCACTAGCAATATATAGAGTTCCTTTTGGAGCAACTAATTGCTTCTTTATATTTGGGTCTACTGAAGTCTTAGGTATTTGTTGAGCATTTGGTTCTGCAGAATTATGATGCAATATACCATTTGCCACAAATTGATGGCACTCATCTACTGATAAGTCGTATACTCCCTGTAATCCAACTGGAATTATTGATTTAATAGATACTTCTTTAAACATTTTCTTATATCACTATTTTTCATGAACCTACTTAGATTTTCTTTTTCTAAGTCTATACGAATTACTTGATAACCGAGTGAGTTAAGTGCTTTATCTCTTTCTAAATCTAATTCTCGTACATGCATTTTCCCGTCTAACTCCAGAATTATAGAATCATCTAATAAGAAATCTACATGTATATTAAGATCCTTAAAAAAGAATTGAGGTATCTATTTCTTTAGGTCGATTGTTCTTGTTCTTCGACATATCTTAATAATTTAATTTTATTAGATATAGTTTTTCGGGAACTGTTGTAGATTGACCTTAAACTTTTAGTCCCTTGATTAGTTATAAATTTATGATCTAATGTACATCTAATAGAAGTTCCATCTTCTAAAGTAACTTCATACATCTCTTGTTCCCCCTTGTAAATAAAATCTACTAAAGGTTTCCAACCTTCTTGAGTCATTACTTTTATATCATCCTCATCAGAGAAATATTCTAACTCCCTAATAGGTATCTCACCATAATTTGTTAGAACTAAAGAATCTCCACTTATACAAGACAATCTTCCACTTGTTGTCCCATGAATAAGAAATCTTCCATGTAACCTATCATCATCTTGAACTTTTTCATTCCAACCCTCTATATAGGTTTTATACATCTTCTCTAAACCCCGTAATTCAAGAAGCCTATCAAGGAAAATTGCCTTAGGTGAATCTGGTTTTTTAACGGTTAACCTTAGATTAGTAAGAGTCTCTTCATCTGTACTTGGTTTACCAGATTCATTATTCTTAATCACATCAAAATGGAAACCCTCTTCTGAATACATCAATGCAGGTAAATCAACGGGACTACCCAAATTAATGGGTCTTATAAGTTCTTGTTCTTTTTTAGTTGTGAATATACCTGCCTTAATATTTGAAATTTTCTGTTCCCTTGATGCAATCTTTCGTTTGTCTTTTGGATCATTATAATCTAGCTCCTCAAGTTCTGATTCGATAGATTGAATATACTTATCAATCTTTTCTTGGTTGTACTTCTTTTCGAATTTCTTTACTCTTGGCAAATCATATATAGCTTGTCTAGCCGCATCTATTTTTGGTTTATATGTTTCCAGTAGTTGATTATTGAACTCTCTATCTAGATATAAACCATTCTTCTCTACTGAAGTGAGTACCCTTGATGCAGACATAATTAAATTTCTGAAGGTACTGTATAAACCTAAGTCAATCAATTTCTTCTCAAAGAATATCATTAACCTAAGAGTATAATCCGTATCTTGACATCCATAGTGGCAAAGTGGATCTAATTCTTTTTCATCCCAAGGTATTTTATCAAAAGCATCTTGTTTTTCATAATTACCATACTCAGGTAAATACCTTCTTACCATTGATTTTAGATCATTGGGTTTTTCTTCATTTAATAGGTATTTTGCAAGCATACCATCTAAACAAGTACCTCTATAGAATATTTGATATTTTTGATTTATCTGGTCATCGAACTTCCAGTTCCATGCAACCTTTACAATGTCGTAATTCTCAATTACCTCTTCTCCAAATTTCCTTAGCATCTTTTTCCAATTCCAACCTGGTGAAGTATAATCTTTTGTTTCGAAATGGTCTAAAGGAATGGAAGCACCAAATCCTGGCATCCAGGATACTGAGAGTATAGTTGGCTTAAAATCCCTATTATATATGGGTTTTGCATTCGATTCGTAGTCACAGCAAGCATAACCTGTAGCTTTACAACAAGCAATAAGTTTCTTAAGCTCTCTCTTGTTTTTTATTATTGTATACCGTGTCTCCATATTTTAAAATAGAAAAAGGGACATACCCACCAGTAGTAGATACATCCCTCATTATTAGTATTTCTCTTGTAAATCTTCCAGATTAGAGGCTAATGCTGTCCAATCTTTCTTATAAGCATGGAGAGAATCTATAGTATGATACAAGTAACCCGGTTTTACTCCTACTTCCTTAGCAACATATTCCATAAGTCTCCATGCAAGGTATACATCATTACCAAAGTGAGTAACAAAGTCCGAACTTCTTTGGTGATAGCAAATATGTAATACCTTCTCTCCTTTGCCATTCTGACGGATAAGGAAATCATAATACATAGAGCAGGGTATACGTTTATTACCATGGTAATAAAGAGTATCATCTTCACCATTACCATTAAATATTGGTAATACTGCTTTACGAGTATCAGAATCTGATTTTAGTAATTGTATAGTATAGGGAAGAATTACCATCCTTTCGTTATAGGTATAATCAAATTTACCATTTACCAAAAACTGTTCCCATAAATCTTTTCTTAATTCCCAAGCTTTACCTGGATTAATTATATCAGAGGTATCAATCCTTTCTTTAAACTCGGCATCTGCCCATTCTTTTGAATGAGAGAATACGAATAACCATACTGGGTCTCCAAGTGAAGTTAAGCAATATTGTTGGCAAATGAGTTCTTTTGTTATAAAATCCTCATTACCTTCGATTACCTTATTCTGATAGGTCTTTGGTTTCACAATTTGACCATAACTGTTGAGCTCTCTGCCCATTTCTGACATTAACTCAAAACTGTTCGAATAAATCCTCATTTCTTTTGTTGTTTTAAAAGTTTTTTCTTATATGCTTTACGTTGAGAGTAAGAAATTACATTCTCTGGATATTCTATGTCTTCATATTCAAGAAGTAATTCTTTTGCTTTCATTGATTTATATGTTTCCTCATATAAATCTGGTCGAAGCACTTTAAAACTTCTAAAGAATACCTTGAATGAAGAGAATTCTTTCTCTGTACCATTCTGAAATTTATCGAAGATTTCCTTTAACCTTTTGATCCAAGGGTTTTCTTTATCAGTACCCTTAAGTACTTTCTTCAAAGGTTTATGGGTATGATACATTAGAAGTGTCTCCACATTTCCGTACATTTGAGTTGCGAATAGGTTGATTTGTACCGACTGATCCGGTCCGTATACATATTCTGACATACGCTGGATTAAGAGGAAATCGAAGATTAGTCTCTTCGTAATCTCGGAAGCTCGTATTACCATAGTTATTACCGGTATATCTTCCCCAAACCGTTTTGAGAATGTAGCAGCTATCAGACATTGTTTACCATTATCATGATGATTGTTAAACATATAGGTTACATTGTAATTCTGATTATACTTGTTTTTCAGTACTCTCAGTTTACTGCGCATCAAGTCAAGCTTATTAAAGTCAATGTAGTTATTCAATAAGCTAGTCCACTTAGTTTCTTTGTAATTAAAACATCTCCCATAATCAAATTCTGGATCTACCCATGCTTTTCGTATCTTTATAAATACATTATACACTACTGCTACTCCACTGTTAGCAGTAGACCCTTTTTCAAAAAGTATAGGATCTAATCTTAGGAAACCCTCATTGAGTTTTTCCCATGCCTCTTGTGAAGTAGCAAATTCCAATGAATGTAAGGACTCCTCAGTATTGGTTTGAAGACCCTTTAGTTTACGGTTCCAACCTGACATGCTAGTAATTAGTTTTTTGTCTCCATAAATTGAGACGTTGTTTTTTAAAGAATAAACTAAATAAGCCGCAAGGAGTAAATCCATTCATAGCTAAAAATCCCATATATAGATAGAATGATTTTACTAAGGATTCCTGAAAGTCTATTTCCTTAGTCATCACTTGGGTTTGTTTCCAAGGTCTACATTTAAGGAAATTCCTTGCCTTGTTTAGTTCATATACTACCTCCCATAAATATAACTTCTCGTTTTCATGGGATATTTCACTCATTTCATTGAAACCGGGAGTATAAGAAACTATCTTATCATATTCTGCTCTATCTTCTTTTGCCCAATCTGTTGAACTTAGTATAGGATATTTCCTTACACTTCGATGATCTGGGTACTTGATAAGTATTTCTTTAACTCCGATTGCCATTACCTCAAATAAACTCTTTGCATCTTTGTATTTTAATATATCTTCTGGCAATATATTAGAATACACAAGCAAAGTAAAGAAGAATCCCAAAGCATCTGCCTGTTCTTCATTTGCATTTGCTAGATGATTTAATACCTGAGTATATTCTTCTGAAGTTAAGCAATCATTATTCCACCCATAATCCCGATATATAGATACTACTTCATCTGTAGATTCGAATCCTTCGGTTAATTCTTCGATAACCCTACCAATAAAATCCTTTAGAATAACTTGGTTCTTTGGGTTATTTATATCTAATGGGTAATCTGGTAGCTTTTCTATGGATTTATATCCAAAGAATTGTTCTAACCCAAGGTCATACATTTCTTGTAGTATCTGTGCCTCAGTTTCTTCTACCTGAGGCACTTGTTCATTTATATTCCTTATGTCCACTATTTTATATTTTGAGATGAACCAAATCCTTTATCTCCTCTGCTTCCCCACATTTGTGATTCAGTATAAAACTCCTCTTGCTGAATCTCCTCTGGCTCGGTAATATGAATGGGTACATGAATAAATTGTACCAGCTTTTGACCAGCCTCAATAATCTGAGTTTCTTGAGAAGTATTATATACTCCGATATGTATTTCACCCACATAAGGAGAATCTACTATCTCGGCAGTAAAGATTAACCCTTTCTTAGTAGCTATACCAGATTTGTTTGCTGCCATTAACATAGATGCAGGAGGTTCTAGCAAACCTTTGATACCCGATGGGATAAGTATACGATGCCCCGGTTTTAAAGCTATATGCCTTACAAAATTTTCACTAAAAGGGATATCCAAACCATATCCCTCCCTATCGGCTTCATTCTTAGAATGAATATCCTCTGAAGTCAAGTTGGTTGGTACATAAAAATCTAACCCAGCATCATTTGGGTTTGCTCTGTTGGGAGATACTACCTCCCTTACTTTGATAAATCTAAATCTGTTCATAATATATTACATTTACGTAAGAGTTGTCCAAAGGTTAATTTCTCGGGTCTAGAAACGTGTACTCCCAGTGAATTACACATCTTTAATACATCTACTGATCCTTTCATACATAGGTTAGCAAGTACATCCTCTTGCTTTACAAAATAGTTTGGGTTATTAAGGTATACCTTGAACATAGCCCATATCATCTCTATTGGTTTCATCATTTAATACATTCTTTATAAAGTTCTCTAATACGTTTTCTTGGTACTTCGAATTTCTCAACAGTCTTTGAAATAATATCTTTTTTGTCTTTCCCTTTCCGAATCAAGCCTCGGATGTACTTCTTGATACCAACCGTGTCTTCTAATACATCCAAATCTTTGTATTGATTCTTCTGTTCTAACTCTTTCCTTGTAATGTTCAAGTTCTGGGACATCTTGAATGCACATAGTTCTGAATCTCCGCATAGCTTACATTCTTTAGTTGATAGATCATACCCAATACCAAAGCAGGGATCTCCGTTAGTTCCCATAGTACTCAAATCTATGGGAGTAAGGATGTCTTGTTTGGAAAGATCGGGTAGCTTTTGTTTCTTCTTTGCCATTCTTCTCTGAAAATTTATAAAGTTCGAATAATTATATCTTTGGTATCTCCCTTTGTAAGAGAGAGATAACTATGTCCGATTGTATTTATAAATAGTTGACGGAGATTTATTAACTGTACAGGATCTTTCTTAGTAGAACCTTCTTGAATAAACTTGAAAGAGAGGTCCTTAGAGTACTTGATTATAAAATAATAATCGCAAGAATCGGGACTGTCCCGATTACGTCTGATATCAGATATCCAAATCAGATCTTTATTATTGAATACCTGATCTATAATGTTCTTCTCATCCATAATGGAAACCTTAAATAATTGTTTAATACTCTTCATCATTCTCATCGTATTTGTTGCTGAATAATAAAATATTTAGGATTGGAGCTAGTATAACTAAAATTATTATTGTGATTATCATGGCTATAGATTTAAAGATTTTCTTAAAAGTACCCAGCAATAAATGCCAGCAGCAGAGATTTGAATTATCTTCCATCCATCTGAAAGAAGATCAATTAATTTGGGATCATCCTCATCCTTGATACATATAAGTTTATCATTCATGGCTTATAGCTGGTTATTACTGTTATATTTTGATATTTGCAATGAGGACAAGTCCAATCTTTCAAATGCCAAGATCCTCTGAGATCTTTTAAATCTTTCTTTCGGAATCTCTTACCGCAATTGTGACATGTATAATCGTAAGGTTCTTTATTCATAAACTTGAGAATAAATATTAGGATTATGAATAAAGCAATTGTTATTAGTGTTATTGTAATCTTCATAATGTATTATTTATAGGTATATGCCTCTATGCTTTTAATTGTAATCTTCTTTTCCTCCTTCGGAGAAAAAGTAAATACTCATAGTACTTCTAGTTAATTTTGACTAAGGCTATGGTTAGGATGATTCCTCCAAAGCTTATCTAACAATATTACTTTCAATTCTTGTCTCTGATAATATTGCTTCCGATGCTTACCATGCCTATCTAAATAATCTCCAGGATAATGAAGGTCATCAAGGTACACTTTCTTTTTCGATTTATCGGTTCTTACCAAACGACCAAGGAATTGAATCGATTTTTCTTGGCTATCCATACTTGCTGCATTAAGCAAATACCTAAGCTTAGGAAAGTTTTTACCTCGAGCAATGATGGTAGTTGATACCAGGATATCGATTTTACCTTCCCTAAAATCCTTCATTATTTGTTGTCTTAATTTAGATTTAGTATTAACATGAACATAGGCAATATTATAGGCATCGCCCAGTTTCTTTTTAAAGAATTTATATAGATTTTCACAATGTGCAATATGCTTACATACTACGAGAGCAGGAAATCTACCTTGATTAAGATTCCATTGTAATCGATTATAAGCCATTAACCAAGCCCTTTTATTTTCGGTAATAGAATCATCATATATCTCCTTATAGGATATACAATCGGATTCCCAATTACCATACCAAGGTTTACCTGGTACTATCTTTACTACAGTATTAGTTGAGTAACCTTTCTTAATAGAATCCTTGAGTTTAAATTCTGCAATCACTTCACCAAAAAAACACTCGAGGTTCATATTCTTAACCTTATCCTTTGCAAGCTTACTCATATAAATGGTACCAGATAATCCTATACGGATTCGGGTATTAAATAACCGAGTGATTACATTCTGATATTGCTTACTGCCCCCTTGATCTGCCTCATCTACAAGTACCATATCTATTTGAGATAATTCTTTCTGATAGAATCTCATGTTCCTTGAAATAGATTGGACCATACCTATAGTAAAATTAGACCAGTTTAAAACTTTGCCTTGAACAAAAGTGATATCCTCTCCGGGAAGATATTGCTTAAATTCTTCTCTAGCCTGATTTAACCAATCAGAATCATTAGTTATTAACAAAGTCTTTAACTGTTTCTTATATGATAAGTATAAAGACGACATAATAAGTGTGTTATGAGATATGAATCCATTAGATAGGTAATTATGATACTTAGGTATCTCCATATCATAACATGGGTATTTATCTAAGATTTCTATCTTATCTATTTTATCCCAATAACAATTACTAGAAATATTTAGTAATTCTGTAGCTTTATCATTATTAGAGCCTAAGAATTCTACTAAACAATTAAAAGCAGTTAAAGTTAATCTATTATGATGACTTACCTGTGTACTTATAATTCTACCATAGGTTTTTCTAAACTTACCCTTTTCTTTCCAAGAAAGCTTATCATAAAGTTCTTTAGCAAAATTACTAAAAGGTAGTTTATTACTGTAGTTATTCCGTTGAGAATTGCTAGGGATACATTTTCTTTCAATCCTCATGGGTATTATTTCTAGAAACTTATCATAAAATTCGCTATGAATAGTTATTCTATAAGCTATACTCTCTTTACCATTACATGAAGTCTTCTTGGGTTTAAGACAACAAGCCATTCCTAAAGATAATAAGGCTTGTTGTACTCTACGAGCATTTTCAAGATTTACAGTAGTAAAAGATAAGGATCTTCTACCATGAGATGATGAATTATGCCCATCTGTATCAAATAAACCTGCTATATAATTCCTTAAGTCATCATAAGAAGCCTGAAGAATCTTATCGGGTATGTACTTTTCATGGGCAGTACCAATTAATTCTGGATATTCCTCTTGAAGCAGTTTAGCAAAATTAGTATCGGATTTAGATATATGAAAACCTTTAAATCTTTTGTGGGGTTTTATTTCTACAGGAGTTTTACAGATTTCATCCATAGTAGCTTTAACTACTTCGGCTACTTCTATATCTTGACCTGATATAGATATGTTTATTTGATTTTTAGAAACTTGATGAATATGACCATCTCCGGATAAAGCTCCCAAAGTATAGCTAAGGTTTTTACCTATGGTATTTTTAGAATGAGTATATTCTAAGGAGATAGGTAAACAATCTCCTTTCTTTAAATCCTTGACATATACCCATTGTAGATTATCTCCATAATAAGTATATAATCTGTGATTTTCATATCCACAGATTAGAGTATAACCCTGAGAAGTAGTTATCTTTATTACCTTAATCTCATTATAAACTCCTGCATTGGGTTTTACTAATACACCTTCTTTAGTAAGGACTTTACCTTTATATCGTATCTTACCTGTTTCAGAAACGATTTTTTCTATAGGTAATAACCCATCCTCAGTATGTATTAAGGTACCCTTACCGGTGCATTTACCTGCGTTAACCGTATAATCTAATACGCCAATATGAAAAGGTAGATTACCCACTTTATTATTGATTACAGATTTAACTGCTTTCTCTTGTTCTGGCCTTAATTTATATTTACCTATATTCGTAACTACTTTACTGACTTTAGGTAAAGGTTGACGCATATCTACAACTTTAGGTTTAATCCCCATCTCTATACATCTATTATATACCCTGGGGAGTAAACCTATTTTAAATTGCCCAGTCTTGGTGATGTAGTGAATCTTACCATCCCAATTCTGCATACCTCTTTGCCTTGTACGTAAATAGAAGGCATTCGGATGTCGAATGGCAAACTCATTATAGAGTTTCTGCGCATACTTGAGGGGTATATCAAGTTCACACATATTACCATTCTGAATAATTATCTTACTCATACTAATCTTTTATTTTATCCCAGAGACTCCCCTCTACTTGAGGTTCATTATCCAGAAGTTGTTTACTCTTATTTTTATATAGGTATTTATTATACCTTTCGATAGCTTTATCATTATACATCTGACTTGGTTCTGGTAAACCATTACACCATGCAAGAGATTCGAATTGGGCATCTATAAATTTCATAGGATCCCAACCTCTCTCATCCAAAAAAGTTTTTAACCTTAAGAAGTGAATTAATTTCTCAGGATTATCTACACCATCATAAATACCAGTAGCAGAAGCCACTTTTTTAAAGTAATAATCTTTAATTCTTATCACCTCTTCGAATTCGGATCTATCCAATGAGGATAATTCTATCTCTGCATCTATCTGATTCGTAATATTCTCTTGCATAGATAATAACCTTTGCATAACATTACGATAATCAGTCATCCTCTTTAACCCGGTCTCAATGTATTTGATAAAACCCTCTCGAGTATCAAGATTAAAATCCTCACAAAAAGTGTTACATACTTCGGCAAGCTTTTTACAGTTTGCCCATTCTCGAGAATTACTCTCATTTATTTTCCGAACTCCCCGATGTTTTAATTTTATACGGATTGCATATAAAATATCAGCAACAAGGGCAGCATCCCCCTTAGATGCTAGTAAAATGTTATTAACTCGCTTAGTATTCTTATGGTTAGAAACTAAGACTGCTCTATGATTTATTGCCCCCTTTCGAGCAATAACAAAAAAAGCCTCAACTGGGAAATTATCTACCTCTAAGATATTTAATATTTCCTCAAACTGAGCCTTAGTTATATGGATAGATGGTTCACGCATAAATATCTTATTTTATAATATAATAGGAACTCCTTATTTCAATGAGTTTCTGATTGATACAAATCTAGATAACTTAATTATCCCACCGTATACCCTCTTTATATTGAGAGATAATCTTAGATATGTGTCTTTTACTTATACCAAATATAGAACTAATCTTAAATTCTGGTACTTTATAATTCAACCTTAAATCTACTATCATATTTCTAGTTTGATTAGTAATAGAGGCATTCGAGTGATATTCTCCTCTAGCCATTAAAGCTGATGGAGTTTTTAAGTTACCATCTCTATAAGCTTGAAGTATATTCTGGGATTGGGTACCCCACTTAAGATTCTTATAATGGTTATTGGATGGATCATTATCCAAATGCATAACTATATCATAGATTTCTGGTTTAGGATTATGAACCCAGGCCAAAGCTACTAATCTAGATACTTGTAACCATTTAGTACCTATCTTTACCCGAATTCTTCCAGTACTTGAAGTATTTGAAGTTTTTCTAAGTTTCCAAGCACCTCTACTATAAGAATAAATTTCACCGTTCTTTGTAACATGGTAACCTGGATGCCCAACTACATTATCTTTCATAAGCTATTTTTTATTTTAATTAGTTCTTTATAAGTCTGATATCGGGTGTTATATACCAGCCTCATAACGGCAGGTTTTTTTAAGTCGTTTACATCTTTTCCTTCTGGTAGAAACACCACCTTGACCTTTTTATAGGCAACAAGTTTGAGCGCAAGATTGATTGCATATTCTTTGGCATCTGGGTCCAGGAGTATAATATATCTTTCGCATTGGGATTTAAGTAATTCATTGACTTGGTACTTACTAATAGCTTTGCCCATTGTGGCAATGCCTCTATCTCCCATGGTGAGAGCATTAAGTGCTCCTTCGCAAACGAATACCGACCTGTACATCTCCAATGCGTCATGATTAAAGATGATAAATTGTTTTCCAAGGCCTGTAATATCTTTGTCTGGGTTGTTGTATCTGGGGCCTTTTCCAATAACGTTTCTAGCATTGTAATATTTAAGCTGCCCATGGTAATAGAAGGGGATAATAAGGTACCCGTAAGTTTCCCCCATCGTCCCATAGCCGATGCCATATCTTGAAAACTGGTCGACACTAAACCCACGTTTCTTGACATATCCTCGAATACTCTTTGCAAGTTGGCTGTCTCCAAGCGAAATGTTTCTAAATCCCTCGGGGAGATATATCGGCTTGCTTTCGGCAAGTTCGATTTTCTCTTCCTTAAATTGAAGTTCATCAAATTGTCCATTGTTCAAAAAGCTTATTAATTCATGATACTCTGTAAATCCCTCTATATCCATTATTAACTGAGCAGGAGAGGGATGAGCATTACATCGAAAACAATTAGTTCGATACATGGATAGATTAACTCCCAACTTCTCTTCCCTCCCACAGTATGGGCAAGTTGGTATACGCATCCAGCCATGCCTATAATCTCTACCACCTAATCGTTTAATGAAGTATGTTCTTAATCTAGATTTAAACTGATAGGTTATTTTCATGGTTTCTTATAAATTCCTCAATTATCCTCTTTAATTTCTTTAAATCTTCTATATCTAGATCATTGACAACAATAGTTTGCCAACCATTATGGGATATTTCTAAGGTAACTAATCCATCCCATCTATCTTTTACTATTTCTAATTTCTTTGTTTTCATGTCTATATATCTCCAGTAGTTCTTTCTCTTTTCTTGGAATCGGCATCTGGATTAGTACTCTTTTTAAATTGCTCATCCAGTTTAGCTCCATATATTTTATCGTAATTCTCCCTCTCATCTCTAGTGAATTCCTTACATCTCTGACGTTCTACATCGCATTTAAACAAAGCTCTACCAGAAGGTAAACCATCTCTCTGTACAACTAATTCAGCTCTTAATATATCATCCTGTTCTTCCTGAGCAGTAGAATTAAGACCAAAAATAGTTTGGGCATTACGAATGATTGCAATGGAACCGGATATATCATTTTCATCATATCTAGTAGCTCTATGTTTCTTACCCTCTCTTGTAATGTGGTGAGCAGTCCATACAATGTCTAAATTGAGTTCTTCTGCAAGATTTTGCAAATCGATATACACATTGGATATACGATCAAAATCCTCTTTATCTCTGGCAATAGAAGCTAACTTACCAGCATAATCTACGAATAGAACCTTAACATCTATACCTTGATTTCTGAACTTAATAATCTTATCCCTTATATAATTACAATCAGTAATCATTGCAGGTACTCTTTCAACTATAAGTTCAACCCCAAACCTGGCAAGTTTTCTTAGATGTTTAGATTCAAGCTTATCATACTCTCCAGAATATAACTCTTTCTTCGTTTTATTGATAGAAGATTGAATGAATCTATCGAGAATTTGATCTTTCCCATTTTCAGTATCTACGTAATAAACCGATTTACCCATTCTTAGATAACCTCTTGCAAGGTTTACCATAAAGAAGGTTTTCTTTGCTTTAGGTTTATCTAAGATCACATTAACCGAGTGTTCAGGATATCCTCCAGCATTAGTTAAAGCATTCATTTGCCTAAATGGACAAGGTATTACGGAGGGTTCTGATTGTCTTTTAAATTGTCTCTCTACTATGTCCCGAATCATGTATGCAGGTTCATCCTCCTTCTTGGGTTTACTCTTTTGAAGGATTTTCTCAATCTTACGTGAATATTCTTCGTACTGTTCGAAGTTATCCAAATCGAATGAATCATTTAGATTCTTCATCTCTACATAAGTTGAGAATTGATAGATCTTCTCTTTTATATAATCTGCATCGGATAAGGGTAAATGATAGAGATTACTGATCACTTTATTGATGTTTGGTATATCGTCCTTAGTTACTAAGTCTGCATATTGTTTACCCTCTAGCAATTCTTTAATAACTTCTTTTAGAACATTCTCAGAAGGTATTTTGTTTTGCTTTTTATAATACTTAATGATGCCCTCACAGATAATCGAATGTTCTATTAATACCAGATAATTAGGTTTAATCCTTTTAAGAATCAGTCCTCCTTCTTTATCCTTAATAATATACCTTAGAATCTCTAATTGAAACTCTGGGCTAAATGTAAATTTGGTTTTACTTTTGTTTCTCATAATCATATTGCAATATTTATAAGCTAATAGATATTCGTAGTCTCATGTTTGTACTGAATGTATCAGTTATCAAGAACTATACCCTCCTCTACCATGACGTCAGAAAATATAAGTATTATTATTTTATATAAAATATTATTCTTATATTTGCATAAACGAAAACTTAAAATCACATGAGAAGTAGAGGTAACAATGGATCGGAATTGCATAGGTTAAAAACCATGCAAGAAAATTATGATCAACAGATGTTTCTAAGGTTATATAAGGTGTGCAAGCCAGTAATTAGAAATCTCACTAAGCAAATTGATTACAAAAGGTATAATCTTACTCCAGATATTATATCTTCTTATTTCTGGGATAAGATGTTATATGTATTCAACAAATACTACGGTACTTGTTCGGAAGAACATTTAAAAGCAAGAATCCTTGCTTCACTTAGTACCTTTAAAAATAAATTGCTTCGTTCTGCCTATGGAGAACAAGCAGAGTATAATCAATCCCTATTTAAGTTAGATGATTTATTCGATAATGATAAAGAGTTAGAGGATGATAGTGAAGAAGAGAAAGCTAAATCCGAAATGCTAGAGATGATGTATGATTATATGAAAGAACATCTATCGATAGATGCCTATATGATATTCGAAGTATTACTTACTCCCCCTCCCTATATAAAAGAAAGGATAAAAGAAAATGGAAGGATTACTAACCTATTATTAGTAGAGTTCTTTGATATGCCTAAGACTAATGCTTCGGTTAAATATATTTCAGAGTTAAGATCCGATATTCAATATTGGGAAGATAGAGCTAAAGAAGAACTTAAGTATTAACACAAAAAAGAAGGAGATATTTCCCAACATCCCCTTCTCCCTAACACATGAGTTTTGTTTTAAGCTAAAAATAAAATGCGCAACATCAAAAAGTTTTTCAATTTTATTATAGTTTTATGATATAAGCTAGTATATAATATCCCGGTTCTATGTTGATAGAATTCTGAGCAGAATTGTTGACTTCTGAAGTAGATTCGAGATATCTTGCCCAAACTGGATTATCCATAGATCTATTTTTGGAATTTACAGCTTGACCTATATTTTCATATTTAACATTACCCGGACCCCCCCCATCAGGAGCATGGTCAAGAAAGAAGTAATCTCGATAATCATGAGTATGTTTAGGCAATTGGTTAGCATTAAGAGTAACCTTTCCCTCTGCATTACCTCCAGTTTCTCCAATAGTACCATTACCGGGTCCCCATCCTTTAACGAATCTTCCGATAAGGTTAGGTCTACCGTCTATACCATCACATAAAGCCCAACCATCGGGAGGAGTAGTACCTGACCAAAGCATAATGGCTCCTTGAGGTATAATCTTAGCAGATTGATCTATGCTTCCCTTATAGGATTCGAATAAGTAATCAATGTACTGTTTAATGTTTCCATAATCATTGGGGATACCAGACAATAAATTCTCTAATCTTTTTACTGATTTATTAACCAATCCTCTGTAAGCTGAAGTAAAAGGCAAAGGTTGGGGGAATATTCCACCATAGGGAACTATAGAATAATCCTCTACAGTATTAGTGTTAGTATCGGTACCTGAGCCATAGATTCCAATAAGTACCATAGAATCTTTAGAGTTCTTATATCTAGTACAGTTTGCCTCTACTTGCTTAAGCAAGTAAGTAAAATTCATTTGAGAATTTATATAGGGGTCTCTCCCATTAATATCCCATTCATGAGCATTATCAGCTATGGGGTAATAGGGGTTAAGTGACTTCTTGTATAAGGTATACAAAGATTCACTACCTTCTGACCAATATGCTATAAAGTTAACTGGGTTTTCAATTGGCTCAGTAACTTCATCATGTACTGCAAAGAGAAATACATCATCAGTTACACCCTTATTTCCCTCAATGGGTATATTACCTATTTCTTTTTCGTCTGAAATAAATATATACCCATCTCTTGAAATACATCCGAACCATATATCAGGTAATTCTCCATCATTCACATTTTTCTTAATATACCGAGCATTAATACGATCGAGTATATCATTCTTGAAAAAAGAATCATCATTACCTTGTGATTGTACCTTGAGAGTATTACCGTCTACAGTAACAGAACCAAATCCACAGAAAGGGCCTGCCCCAATTGGGCAAGCTATACCTTCTGCTACATCCTTAGATTTAATAAGGCTTTCGAATTGAAAATAGGTTTTCATATACTTTTGTTTTCTTTGTGAATTTTAACTTGATTTCTGATATCGGAAAAGGCTTCCCCGAAGTCTTTGAATTTAAAGGTTATAAGTAACCATAGTAATTTCCAAATACTATACTTCTTATCAATCCCATGTAAGGTACAGATATGACCATAAATAGAATCCAACTCAAAGCAATAACAAAGTATCATTACCGATATGGCTACAATTATAGGATCCAAGCCATAGGGTTCTCCTATGGCTTTTCCCAGTACTGCTCCCAAAGAGATATAACAAATATAATCTATTATCTTATTGAGAGTTCTTCTACCAGCTCTGGACTTCCTTACATTTATATTCAAATACTTAGAAGCTCTTATCCCAAACCATAAATCCGAAACTATTAACATGAACCCTAATAGGATCATCCATCTTAAATCGAAAACGATCTGGGTACATTCTACGAAAATTGTAGTAAATAGAGTTTTTGCAAGTGAATCCATAGCGTGAGAGGTTATTACTGTATTATATTCCATTGTTGACTTTCTCCTGTATTAATATTAACTTGTTTATTTTCCAAATCTGAAGCTTCCCAGATAATTTCTATAGGAGTTACCTGGAATTCTATACCTACCTGATAAGTAACTTTTACATCCTTCTTATTAGCTGCCATAAAGGTATACTCTCCGGCTTTTGAAGTTTCAAAGGTATACGGAGAAGGATGTAATTCTTCTGACCCCTCTAACTGTATACTGGTATCAAAGTTATCATGGTTAGAAGTACAGGTTATTAGGGTACTTACAGAATCTACCTCCGGAGTAAGAGTATCCATTTCTTTAGAAGCTTTAATCTCTACAGTCAATGGGAAATCTTTTACAGTCAACTTAGCTGATATTAAGAAGTATTCCGAGAAGAAAATATACTTACCAGCTTCTTTTAATTCGATAATCTCTCCAGTGTTTACTTTATAGGTTTCTCCTGTTTGATCACAGGTTACTGTATTATTCTCTCCCATATCGAAGTTTGCCCTTAATTCAAACCTTGCTACTGATTTATTATCGATTAACTGATAACTAGCTTCGGATTTATCAACGGGATCCAATCCCAAATCATTGTTGAAATAATCTGGTGTCCAAGGAGAAGTACCATCTGGGTTAGTTTCCTTTACATTCTCTGGTTCAATGTATAGGTTATACTTAAGAGGCCTTACATAGGGGTTAACTTCCCAAATTACAAATACTTCTGGATCTCCTTTACATACTGCCTTATATTCTCCAGTATTTATACAAGTGAAAGTATAAGTGAATTTAGTATACTGATCATCTTCAGCTTTTTCCATTGTAATAGTATCAATTAGCATACCATTCCAGTATATATCTAATTGATTACTTATATACTTACTGTCATCTTCTTTTGGAGAAACTAGAAGAGTTAAATCAGCATAAGCTTCTTCCTTGGCATTCAGTTCCAAAGTACCCGGGCCTTGCAAAGTATACTGATAGTAAGTGGATATTTGAGTTACCAAGAATTTACCGAGATTACCGCTTTGAGTTGTATCCAGAGTACAGATGAAAGTAAATAACCTAAAGGAATCGGCTGTAAAAATATCTCCATTATTATACACCCTACCAGGATTACCCTGCTCATAACATTGGAGATCTGGAGTACCGTATAAATCTGAGATAGTTAGCTTAGTCTGAGCTTTAGCTAGATCTTGGATATCTACTCTAGCAGCTTCTGGATTACATACTACAGTATATAGATTCTCTTGTTTTGAAACAATAACTGTAACCGTATAGTTTGAATGGTCTACTATCTCAAAAATGTAAGATCCGGGTTCTGAGAATGACCAAGATTGTCCAGAGGGCTTAGTCTCTTCTGTACCTTTTCTTCTCACTACTAATTCAGTTTCTGTACCACCTTGGACTACAGATGCCTTTATTACAGTAGAGGGGTTTAAGTTCTCTGGAGTAATCCTAAGAGTTTTGGGATCAGCAGAGATCTTATAAGTAGGCAAATTACTACCAGATCCTACTACGATAGAAGTAATTATCTCGGGATTAGCTACACTTCTAAAATAATAGATACCTGGAACTGTGGCAATATAAATACTTTCGTTATCATGCCTTTTATATCCCCATAGATGATCAGGATCTGATTCTTCTTTTTTATACATTACCTGATACCTTAAATCAGCTTCAGGCCAATCTGAGGTTACTGTAACTCGAATGGGTACTTTATTATTGGATCCCAGTATAATAGAATTAACCTTGGGATCTACAAATTCAGCAAATATAGTATACTCATCGATAAATCTAAACCCATAATCTATGATGGTAGCAGATACATTGAAAGGTTTAAACCTATTAATGATATTCTCTACTCCCTTTCTAAAAGAGAAAAATCCACTTTGGTATTTATCAGTATATGGATGACCAGTAACTTTAAACCTTACTGGTATACATTGAGTACATTGAAAAGAATTATCAAAAGTACCCTTATCGAAATACACAGCTTGATCGAACCTTGGTTTAGATTCTTCTGGATTAATCCAACCATTATAATCTTTGTCTTTAGTAGGATCTTGCATTTCGCATCGGATACCATACATTCGGAAGATTATCTCAAAAAAGCTTTGACTACCTCGGATTTTTAAAAGGGATATAGAATACCCTAATAACCTTCTTACTTGTTCTGAAGTTAACGAGAAAGGTCCAGACTTCGGTATAATCCAAGTTCTGGATAACATCTCTAATTCTGAATCACCTAAGAGACCATTGAAGTTAGTTCTCCAAGCCTCCTCATCTATATGATTGCCTATGGCAAAAGGCATTTGTCCCAATAATTCCCAGAAATATACTAGATACATGTCTGGAGTTTTATCGAGATCTTGGATTTCTAGTAACTTAGTAGTATCGGAATATATTTCATTCCCAAAGTAATCTCCACAGATATCTAGAAACCTTTGTAAAATGCCCTTTCCATCTACCTTATACGTATCGGAATCCTTGAAGTAATAAGGTAGCATGTCTATGAGATTCTTGAAATCGATCATATTAGATAGTTTCTTTTACGGTTAATGTAAGCTGTGAGTTACTACTGAATACTGGGATATTAAACCCGGGATCCTCATAATCCATATTGGGTTCTGAAATAGTTATAGAATACCTAAATCCACTCTGATAACCATTATCTGCTACACCAAATGAGAAAGTTACATCATTGTCTGCATCTTGGTAAGTAGAAGAATTGCCCACTCTACCAGTACTATCAAACCCTCCTTTTGCGGCTCTAATTCTAAACTCGGTATTATTAGAGAAGGTAATAAAATAAGTATTAGAACCAGTTGCTTTCTCTAACTTAAAGTTATTGATAAGTAATTCTCGATTGCCATAGATAGTATTAGGCCAAGGCTTAGTATAGAATTTTTTAATATGGAGATAATCTACCATTGAGCAATTATCTATGAGGGCATATATATCGGAGATTCTAACACTTCCTCCGATAGTAGATTTCTCTGGAGAATAAGCATTATACAAGGCAGTAAGTATTTGCTGTTGAATCTCTGCAGTCTTATAAGACTTCCTACCAGTCACTTCAATATCCAAGATAATCTGAACGGTACCTGCAGTCTTAACTTGAAGCCAAGTAGATAAAGGAGATCTTTGAGATAATAGGTTATATACTTTATCTATCCTGGCATCTCCTGCAGAGCTACCATTATCTGGGTTTATGTATACTGTAAGTTTTCTACTACATTCATAATCTACAGCGGCTTTGTTAACTCCCTCTACGGTCATTGCTAAATCAGCAAAATCTTGAGCAGTGATGGCTACTCCCAAAGTCTTAACACTAAGAGGAATGTGTTCTTTGATCATCTGGAAATTCTCATAGTTTGAACCACCTGCTGCAGCATAAGCATTACTTACCGTAGCATCGGAAATCACTCCTGAAATAACAGCAGGTACCGTAGTAATAGAACCTGAGCCTATGTTACCATTATATCCCTTAGTAAGATAGAAGATTACCTCTGTAATCCTATCTCCTGCATTAGGTTTAGCTCCATATAAACCATCCCCAAAATGTAAATAAGGGTTAAGAGCAGAATCCACAGATACCATAAAATGCTTATCTTTAGGTTTTGAATAAGCAAAGGTATCCACTAATACCCAAGTTTCCCCACCTATTTTTAAACTCATGGTACCATGTTCATAGTATTTACCATTGGGTAAAGTACCCAGAGTAATTATTACTCGATCATCTGTAGGTATAATGATACCGTTCAATCGAGAATTACTATATATTTCGTGTTGAATAAGAGGAACTTTACAGGTAGTAGTATTAGGCCACCAAGTTACATCTCGGGAAGACATCCAAACATTTCCAGAGTTATCTGTAAATACGGTACCTGCAGGTATAAGGATATTAGCACCAATATTTTCACTCGTAATAGATCTAGTTAGAGTTACATCTACTGAAGCTGCAATAGCAGACTTAGTATTATAATCTACTAATTTACCTTGTTTTACTACTGAATCATACTTTCGAGCAGTAGGTAAAAAAGTTTCCCTTGCTACATTATCAATGTAGTAATGTAACACCTCTGCGATAGCTGCAAACAATGAAAGGATAATAATGAGGATATTCCCCTCTGAGTAATCAGTAATGAGGATATCTCCATTCTTATCCCGGATGTTTGTTAGCCCCTCTATCAACTTAGCCTTAATTTGCTGATAGGACCTTTGATAAGGATTTAGCCATTTGTTAGTGATTCCCATATCAATAATTATTAAGTGAATTATTTAATCGATCATAGGCAATGCCCAGGTACTGGCTAGTGTTAGAACCATTAATCACATAGGCAACTTCTATATTTACCTTTGAACCAACTCTTGTTACGATTATTTTTTCAAAGGTGATCCTCTGTTCCCAAGTACCAATAGCATCCTTAATGAACTCTTTAATTATGAACGAAAGGGCTTGTGAATTTGGTTCTTCAATACATTCCCATAGTCGATTACCAAAGTTTTCTTGTCTGAATCTTTGCCCTATTAAATAATATAGGATAGAGGAAATATTATTTCTAACCAAATCGAAATCCCCATTAACTGGATAAATCCCAGTAAGACCTGATTCGTTTTTGGTTATGGTAAAAGGAAATAGAATACCCTTACCAACTATACCGGTGTAATAATTATTTTCCATTAGTGTATGAATTTAGGGTTTTCATAATCTTCTTGTTTATACTGGGTAAAAGGCTGAGAAGCTTGAGTAGGTGTAGGCCCAGTACTAGCCGGACCAGAAGTAACTCCAGTATGAACATGAGTATTAAACAAGTTTCTCAAGTTCTCGAGTTCTTTAACAGTTTGGTTTAGTTTCTCTGTTAACTTAGCAATAATTACCATACCCTCATTAGTACCCTGGTTCATAATGATAGAATCTCCAGCTACTATATTAACATCCCTTTCAGAATGAACTATAGAGTTACCCTTATTAGATACTATCACATCACCATTAAAGTACAAATTCAGAGTTCCAGAATCATCATCTATTACTATAACATTACCTTCTGGAGTAACTATACCACATTTGTTGGGTCCATCTAAGGGTGAGGGTATTTGTTCTATTCCCCAACCATGATATTCCCATAGAGGTTTAGTAGGGTCTCCAAATTCGAAAGTAACAAATACTATATCACCTATCTTTGGAGCTAAATATTTAAACCCAGTCTGGGTAGATCCATGCTGACCCTTTGGTAAAGCCCAAGTCATAATCCCACTCATCACTTCTGGGACCATTACTTTAAGCCGATTCATATGTTTTTCTTCATCAATATTATTAACTACGATAGCTCTATAAGTACCATAATATCTTTGAAGACCCTCTAACCCTTGTTCGGTTATTACCTTTGCAGTTTCAAATCCCATAGCTATTTCTTATTTTCTTGGTTCTTTTGAAGAAATTTTCGAGCAGCATCTAGATAGTTATATCGATCTTTATACTTATCCACATATTTTTTAGGAGCTTCTCTAACTTGGACTTTCTGATCTAGAACTACTCCATTACTAGTAACAGTTTCAGTAGTTACTACTGTACCCATAGTACTTTTTACAGGATCATCTGCATAAGCTTCATTCCAAGCTCTAACATTAGATACCTGATCCCCGACAGTTTTAGCTCCTGCAAATTTATTTCCTTTACTTTTATCTGCAAGCTGAGTAGAATAGTAGGTTACTTCTTGTTCGGTAAAATTAACCTGAACCCCAGTTTCACCGTTGTTATTATCTAGATCTTTACCGAGAGAAGTAGTGGCATTCTTCTTTTGGCCATTTGCCATCATATCTTTAGTATTAAGAGTTGCCTTAGTAGTAGAACTACCACTCTTAGCACCATTCTTAACAAGCTCTAATTGACAAGTATACCCATTACCAGCATCCATCATGTGAGTACATTTTTTGATATACCAAGCTCCTGACCACTTTCTACCAATATTATCGATTACTAGTATCTGAGAGGATTCTAGAGAAGGTCTACCCACTACTACCATCTGACATTCTTGTTTCCTCTCGGTATATTTCAAACCATTATTAGCAGCAGATTGCATTGCTTTAGCCCAATTCTTAGCTCCCCCAAACCTATTGAATAGGTTGTGATAAAGCTTATAAATTGGTACATTATAAGCCACTTTCTTAAGCCTTCTGATTTTTACTTTTGCTTGAACAATTTTTCTTTCAAATTTTGAACCTTGTTCAATTTCACCTGCAGCATTTGTAGTAGTTTCTATGCTAAGAGAATTGGGAACCACCTTGATCATTGGGTCCTTTTCTAAAGCAGCCATACCTCTTTGAACACTTGGGTTTTTACTACCATCAGTTCCAAAAGCTACCTCATCGGAAACATTTCCAGTAGGATCAAATTCTCGAGGATCTACCTCTTCTTCAGCCATGTATTCCATTTTCTGATCACCTACAAAGAGGTATTTACTACCATTCAAGGCCTCTTTAATATCGGATTCTGGATCTTTACCAGATTTTTTAGCTCTATCCAAAGCCTGAGTAACGGCCTTTTGTTTATTGCTGGGTAATTGCTTAACAGCAGTAGAAATAGCTTTATCCAGATCTTGATTACTGAGATTATTTATTGCAGCTTCTTTACCAGATTTGTAAGCTGCTGCAGGACCCTCAGATTCGAATTCCCTTAGAGAACTATTGAACTTCATTTGCTTTTCCTTAGCTGCCCAGTGATCTGTATTCTTGCCTTTGTATTCAAAATATGGAGCATCAGTAGGAGCACTTCTATAATCCTCAAATTCATTACTGGCATAGTTAGATACCTGAGTATTATCTACTGATTGAATATAAGGATTCTCTTGTTTTGGGTCAGGCTCCTTTATTTCAGAAGTACCCACTACTAAGTCTTTACCCTCTGGGTCTATAGTTTGGGTTAATTGAAACTTTACCCTTTTGGTAACTTCCCGAGTAGTAAAGGATATACTTAATACCTCGCCATTCTCTTGTTGATAGGCATAATGATGATAGGGTTCTTCGTTAAATTTACGATTGTGTATGTATATAACCCCATCCCTTGAATCTACATACCAAGGCCCATTAGGATATGATGAAAACTTTTGCTCTAATTGGATTAACACATTATTACCGGCTAATCCGAAATCATCGTCTAAAAGTTCCTTTATGTCATCAGGCATAGCTACTTGAGCTACTCCACTAAAAGAGTTAGCATAGAGTATCTTTCCGGATGATTTTTGATTATCATAAGTAGGCACCTGTAGTGACTCGTATACTTTATTACTTATAATTTGTTTAGCCATTACTGAAATAACTCTATGATTATACCCGTATTATTGTTACATCCCTCTTCTATAAACTTAGAGAATTTATATTGAGGCAAATCAGAGTAAGTGTAAGGCGGTTGGAATCTTAAATCTCCAACTGAATCTATACACTTTATAGTTACATGAGTACCAGTAGAATCAAAAATACAATCGAAATCTCTAATCTTAATGGTCTTAATAGGCCCAGAAATAAATTGCCCATCTGGGTATACGTATCCCCATTGAAGAAAGATAACAGAGCCCTCTTGTAATTCTGGTATATCTACGGTATCTGGATCCCCAGTATCAAATACTAAAGTAGCCAGATTCTCTTTTTCTTCATCATACATATAAGTAAATTTACTTATATACGCTCCAAGAGGTATACCAGTAATGGTATTCATTACCGGCATACCCAGGGAATCGAACAAAGCCAAGTAAGGCATGGCTGTTCCATTATATAATATAGGCTGGTTTACTTTAGTTGCCATACATTGGAATCCTTAAAAGTTTACCTGGAACTACTTCAGTAAAGGGGTCGATGATCTGATTAGCTTCAGCTATTAAATACCACTTACCTGAATCTCCATAAGCAGCAAAGGCAATGTTCTGAAGAGTTTCTCCTTCTTTGATTGTATGCTGTTTATCCTTTGAAGTATAGGGAACTAAAGGAGGATCAGTTTCTAAAGAGTATTCTCCATCCCTATATTTCAATACATAGGACGAATCATAGGGGCTAGCTCCAGTTAAGTACTGATTTAAATTTATCATATCTGAATACCTTTCGTTTTCTTTAAGTCCTCATCAGTAACAAAATCCTGATAGGATAAGTTGTATGAACTAACTCTCTTAAATATCAACTCTTGAGTAGCAGTACTCGGAGTTAATCCCAAACTTACTATCTCTTGAGAAGGTTTACCATTAGAGTCTCTCTTTCGATAAGCATTCCTAAAATTCGATAAGGAATAGGTTGCCGAAGTGAGTATGTACTTATGGTTAATGAAGATACCAGAATTACCCCATTGAATCATTAAGATTGGAGGACCTGCTTGATAACCATTAGACTTAGTCCAGGATTCCAATAACCTACATTTGAATAATACCTCATTAGGGTTTTCTGGATCATTACAGAACCAAGAGATATTGAATTGAATTATATCCTCGGATCCAGTAAAGTGATACATAGGGGTATTTCTTCCCATAGACTTAATTGTAGCTAAGGTAGATTCTCCTCGGAAATCCAAAGAAGAGGGTCTGTTCTGTAATATAATATATTGATAAGGCGATTTGGATAGGTTATAAATGATCACTTGATTATCTCCAGGATTCCTATCTACTTCATTTACAAAGAAAGCAGTTTTCTTTTCTGAAGCAGATTGACCCTTTGCTGGATCTGGGCCATCCTCTACTTTTACCAAGCTAGTCAATTCATGTTTTAAGATTAACCTATATTGACCCTGTAGCTGTTCGTTTATCTTAGGTTGTTTAGAAGAAACTTGAGCTTCTCCAAATACCCCATTGGGTATATATAATTTACCCTTATCAGCTTTATCTTTTGGTAAAAGAGAAGTAGCTCGGTTTAGTAATATCCGAGCTCTCCATAATTTATTAAGGGGCCCAGTAAGAACTCCAGCAGTATCTTGGGTAAGATCATTATATTTTTTAACAATCTTACCGGCTGCTTGGTTTAATATTCTTGCCATAATTGAATGTATTTTAATTTATGCCCAATAATGTACCACCAGTATAATCATTAGAAGTTCCAGGAGTCCAAGTACCTACTGACTCACCGTCTACTGTAATGCCAATATTAGATTCTTTGAAACCATCCCTGATTGCTACCTTAACTGCATCAATAAAAGCCTGTTGATTACGAGCCTGAATAGCAGCTTCAGGGAGTCTCCGGGATTCCTCAAGAGCTCTAGTATTACTATCCAAAGAATCTGAGTTTTTATCTAATAGGCTAGTTAATAAAGGAACTCCAATGGTAAATGCCCATCCCCATCCAGGAAGTATTTTACCCAATGTACTCACAGCAGTTAAAGCTGTACCTACACCCTTAATAACTCCCTTACTTAAGCCTTTACCAAGAGCCCATCGAGCAAATTTAGAAGTACCTCCTGCAAGTAAACTACCGCCTCCTGCCATTCTAGATCCAGCTCCTGAACCATTGCCTCCACTAATATTACCTGCCATAGGATCAAAGGGGTCAAAAATAGTTTTAGGAACCTTAGCATATCTACCAGTTTTTGTCCAGATCCATTGACCTGCACTATTCCGTGATAAACCCGCCATTTGCATTTGTAAGATAAGTATATCCCTCATGATATTACCTATTCTTACTAAGTGCATTTCCATAATGGCAAACTGTTGGTTAGTTCTAGAAGTAGCCCCGGTCATACCATTAGCTACAGTATTAGCTGCTGCATGGAAAGTTCTGATCATCCTGAGGGTCATAGCTATAGTACGATAACCATTAACTATAACAGTAACAGCAGCTCCTACAGCCATAGTCTGAATAAGGAATTTGCCCATGCCTCCTAAGCTAGCTAATTTATCTGCTAGTTTAGTTAAGAATCTCAAGCTATCAACAATAGGGTTAAATAGAGGAGCTAACTTGTTACCTACCGTAACTACTAAGTTTTCAAAAGCAGAATTCATCTGGTCTATCTTACCAGCCATGGTATTAAGCCTTTCTTCATTCTTCTGATCTACGATGCCCTGATTCTTATCGTAGAGCCCCATGATAAGATTCATCTTATCCCTACCTGAAGCCATATCGTTAAGAATGGGTATAATACCTCGCATACCTCGAACTCCGAAGATATTATAGAAAGCCTGGGTTCTACCCATGGCAGTCATCTGCTTATAAGAATCAAGGAACTGTTGGAAAGCATTATACAAACCCTTAAAACCGCCTTGAGCATCATAGAAATCCTCAGAAGTTAATCCCAGTTCTTTTAACCAAGAGGAACCCAATTTTTTCTGTTCCGATAATGATAGCTGTAAGTTACGGACCATGTTACCTAATGAAGTACCAGCCATAGATCCTTGAATACCCATATCACCAAGTACACCAGTAGCAGCAGCTAATTCTCTCATACTAACACCAGCAGCTTTCATATCTGCTCCTGAATATCGGATAGTAGCTGCTAAGTCTTCCAAGCTTATATTAGCATTCGTAGTAGCTGTATACAAATCATCGGATACTTTAGCAGCATCTCCCATTGGGATTTGGAACATAGACATGATATTAGTCATCATATCAGCTACTCCACCTTTCCCACCTGGATCTATATTTAGGATGGAGGCTAGTTTAGCTACTGGAGGTATCATCTTCTCTATCGCATCAGCCTTATTACCAGCCATAGCTAAATAACGAGCAGCTGAAGAAACCTGCATAGCCGTCAAAGGAGTTTCTTCATTCACCTGCTTGGCTACTTGCAATAACCTATTCTGTTCAGCTTGAGTAGCTCCGGCAATTTTAGAAGCCATCCAAATTTCATTCTGAACTCCAGCAGAATATTCATAGGCTCTATACATGCTCTTGAGCACCTGAGCTCCGTAATCCGCTAAGGATGAACCCGACATCTGAATACCTCTAGACCAGGTACTCATATCGTTCATCATCGTCTTAAACGAATTAGAGATCCTTCCCGACTCTTTAGAGAATTGGTCCCTTAGCACCATTGCTATACCAACCTCAACTATATTTTTACCTGAATTGAACATATTATTTGCCTTTGGATTTTTTCTCTATAAGTTTAAAATAAGCTTCGGCATTCTCTAAGAATCTTTTCCTTACCCTATACGGGAGAACTAAAAAGCTGAGATAATCCATTCTTATCTCAGCTCTACTTATATAAGCAAAATCGCCCTCTAAGTCTATTCTCCCGTCAGGAAGAAAAAATCTGGAGCTCCGAATATAAAGTATTTCGCAGTTTGACCGGTTTTCGGATTTTCGATTTCGGTATTACCCTGGAAGATTGGGTCTATAGCAAATACCTCTCTTCTGATTTCCTGCATATCCCTTGGAGAGAACAAAGAGAAATTGAGTACTTTCTCATATTTATCATCTACTTTCAATCGAAGATTTCGATGAATAAGAGGGGTATTTCTAGTTTGTTCTACTTGAATAGATTCCTTTTCACTTTCTCCAGTCATGCAATCGAATAATAACTCTTTGCCTGAAGAAGTAAAGATCTGGTGATCTCTTAATTTCTTACCCATCGGATAGTAGGGGATAGCTTCAGGTTTTTTCTCAACTTCTTCTTCGGAAGGAGATACTGAATAATCATCGAACAGGAGTTCATGAAGATCTTGGCCATACATTACCTTACCCCCAAATTCTTTACCCCAATCGAATTCGAAAGAAACTTCTTCTCCCAAAGAGAATATACGGGATTGGATAATAATGGCATACCTATCGTTAACAGGAAGAGCAAGTGCATCTTCAATGCTTAGTTTTCCCTTAGCAGTAAAATCAGTTTTTACTACGATTGCTGAAATAAACTTGGTAAGGTTCATTAAAGTTCTAGCATCTACGGGATTACTAAGAATGTCTTCATCTGCTCCGTTTTGTTCCCGGATTTCATAGAAATAACCAGAAGGAGCTACAAATCGAAAGGTTCTAAATTCCATAATGTTTTTGTTTATTTGGTTATACTTAAAATTATAGTTATGTTAAGGTTTAACAACAAGAAAGGGGTGAAGATACCCGTAAGGAATCCCACCCCTCCCACCTAAAATCTTAGCAAAGAAAAATGACTAAGGATTAGTACTTATCGGCTGTACCAACAGAGAATTCGATTGATTCAATTGAGTTTTCTGAAGCCATTCTGTCGAGTTCTTGACCATTTACTTTGCATGGCCAAACCTCTTCGAAAAGGTGAGTGTTAAGTACTGATACTCCATCTTCAGCAAGTTCATTTACTATTACAGTTTCCCAATATTGACTGGGTACCAAGCCTCCACCAACAATGTGATCTTGGCAAGAATAAAGCCAATCATGAAGCCAAGTATCTGAACCAGAAGTGGTCATCAGTTTCTCTACTATCAGATTACCGATAGTAACTCTACCAGCAGTTTTAACATCTCTGTTAATATCACCATGAGCTACCTGTTCTATCTCGATATCTGGCAAAGTACAAGTTTGAAACAGATATGTATTGATAGGGTGCTTAGGGAAGGTTATGCTCCATAAGAATTTCTTCCGAGGATTTTTTACTTTTGCTCCCATATATCTTAGAGTTTATTGATTAGACGAATCTTCTGAAATAGAAACTGATTTAGATGCAGAATCGATTACTATGTTAATTGTAACTTCTTGCATAGGAACGATATCCTTATATTTAAGGATCACTTTATATTTACCCTGACGAACATCAGCTTCATTATTTACTGAAAGCTGATCATAAGAGGAAGCATCCTGGTCACCCATATAGGTATATTCTGACATGGCATCTTCATCTACCAAGTTATCCAAGATAGGTTTAATTTCCAGCCAGATCTTATTCCAAGTATTCCAAATATTTGGTTCTTCAAGATACTTTTGGAAAATGGGTCTTAAGCTCTTCTTAAGGTAAAGATTCAACCGAACGATAGAAAGGAATCTCTCTGAATCTTGTTTTACCTGTGAGGTAAATAAGTGCCAAAGCATAGTCTGTTTACCAGCATCTGGAGTATCCTTAATTACCATCATATTAACATACGATTGAGCCAATTCGTTCAGATCTGCATATCGAGAAGGAGAACCATAGTTCGGGCATACTGGACCTACAGCATCATAGATTACTCCACGGTTCATACCCGCAAATGATTTCCAAGGACCATATTGAGAAGCAGAAGCATCTCCCAATCCCACTACAGTTCCTACTACATCTGAATCTTGGAGATTACCATTTTCATTGTAGTATTTAAGACCACCACCAAAATAGGCAACATACTTAGAGTTACCGATTGTACCCAAACAGGTTTCAACCCAGGAGATGATAGCTTTCTTATCTCTTGGCTGATCACCCTGAGTATAGTGAGTAAGGTGTTTAGGAACTTCAATGTAATAAGTATATTCTTCGAGTTCTTTAACCATATCTGCAGCAGCCTTATGTACCTTAAGTACTTCGGCATCTTGTTCCAAATGTTGAGAGATATGGGAACAGAAAAGTTGGTATACATCGGTATAATCCTTTACGAATTCCAATGAAGCAATCCATTCGTCAGCAGTAGGTGTAGTACCGGCATTACCAATAGTACCATCAAAAGATACTTCTTCGTTAGTTACTTCTTTTTCTCCAATAGTAACCGTTACCTTATCTTTGCTACCATCTACTGAAGTAGTTAACCACTGAATCAGGTTCTCCCAAGATTTAATGCCTTCTACCGTTCCAGTCATCTTAGGTTCGAGATACTGGGAATTCTTTGCAAATGCCGAAAGAGCCAAGTAATCGAAAGAAGTATTATTGAGAGAATCTGCGGTTTTATAAGTTAGTACTGGACCTTGTTCGAGGATCTCACCAGTAGCTCCATAGATCACATAGTAAATGGTATTAAATTGTTTATAGAAACCCACTCTAAAAGTTTCTCCAGTACCAATGGGATCTCCATAGCCTTTAGTTACTAATCCAAATCCTACGGTAGTAGAACCTGAGGTAATCTTTACCAAGGTTTGAGGAGTAACTGGGTCTGGGGTAGATGAAGCTACTACTGGAGATTCTTCTTTATCTGAAGCAGGCTTCAATCTTCTGGCAGATTCACGAGTAGCTTTTACTACACCCTTAGTGGCACCTTTACCAAGTACTCGAATAATACGCAGCTTTGAACCACCTACAAGTGCCTTTTCGATATTTGATACAGAACCATCAGGTACTATCTCTTTTCCAAATTGTCTTTGGAATTGAGGATAGGAAGAGATGATTTCTGAGGGGTCATCGTATACACCTTTAGTAGTTCTAGCCAATACACAAGAAACTCCTAACATAGGAGTAGTCTGCAGAACATTATTGTTCTGAAAGACAAAATCAACATGAGGTGAAGTTGGCATATTACTTGTTTTTAAAAGTTAGTTACTTGTTTATTTAAAACCGATAAGTATCGCTCGGTTTAGCTTACTAGATGTAAGTTGAGCATTCCTTCTTCTTTTTCTTCGATTGTGCCGATTAGAACCGATATATCTGTAATAGGTACAAGTTCTCCCTCTCTAGGAAGCTTTTCCTCAAGAAGACCATCTACACAAGTGTATTGATATACTTTCTCTAATATACCATGTTCTACATCTTGGTGATCGAAATAATTACCTATCTCTATGTACAGATTACCAGTAGGACCAACTCGTCCAGAAGACCACTCTTCTAGATCATTATAATAGGGTTTTAGATAACCTCTTGAAGGTAAAGCTTGATACATAAGGCTATGTAGTAATCTCATGTCAGGCTGGTTATTAGCTACCAAATGAACATCAATAGTTATGTCCTTAGTTTCGAAAGGGAACTCTGATGCTTGGTAATTACCATTCTCTAATTTATCTCCTATTATAAATTTCTCTACTCCTATATTACCAGGGTAATACCCTTGTAATTCTAAGGCGATTCTTGGGCAAGTTTTTATACCTCGTACTTGATTATTACCTATTCCGAAAATGGGTATGAATTTCTTTAGACCTTTTATATCGGCCTCAAACTTTTTCTCATTTTCAGGAGATACAGGTAAATAATCTTGGGGATTAATTGTTAATCCTTTCTCTAAAGCCGTATGTAGTAAACTTATATAGAAAGTTCTTTCTACAATTTCTTCTGTATTTACCATAGAGATCTTTATTGAAGGTGATTACGTATTGAAAACCTATATTGACTAGATATACCCGTAGAAGCATAGAAACCTCCTGGTAAACTTCCACTTAAATTCCAAAACCTTTCCGATTCGGGTCTATCTAAGTGATCAAAATCATAATAATTATCTGAAAATAACCCTGGACTTCTTAGGTTTTCTGTAGTACTAAATTCCCCATTGCTGTTAAATTCTCCTAAAGCTATACCACTTACACCTGTGGGTTCTAATCTAAGTCTTTGGCCAATTCTAGTCATTCTACCAGAAACTCGAATAACTCTGAAGGATTTAGACCAATTGCTATTTTCACCACTGGCTTTTAAAGCCATAGCCATACTATTACCTTTAGATACTTCAAAATCTATAGTATAGAAATCATCATGTCTACTAGTTATAATAACTCGATGTTCTTTATTAATAGATTCATTAGAAGAATAGTAATCCTTAAAATGAACACCTCTGAAAACCCACATAGGTAACATTTTCTGTGTAACTTGTAAATTTATAACTTGATTAGTATCATTCTGTACTGCTCTACCCCTCATAGTTCTATCTTCATTGTTAGGATTCTTAGAGAATGAGAAACTAGTACTACCAGCATTCATATCAGAACTGTCAGAATACAAAGTATATCCAACTTCCTCTCTTCTATTACCTACCATCCTGTAAGATTCTATTTTAGGGTCATAAAAGGTATCATCATATTCTACTGTAGTAGAAGGAACTCCTGCAGAGAAGTAATAATGAACATTAGCTGCTTGTTCTATTACTATATCCTGAACTTGTCCAGATTCAGCTTGAGTAAACCGAATAGTCTCTATTCTACTATCTGTATTATCATTAGCCTCTGCCCTCAATGTAGTACCATCTATAGTTACAAAGGAATTACCAGAGTAATGAATAGCGGTGTAATTTAGAGGTATCTCTTCTCCTACTAGATTTCCATTTACTAGCTGTTGCTTAGTAGATTTAACGGTTAAGCTTACAGATCCACCACCTGGTTCAATGCTAGTAGAAGTTGGTTCTACGGTAAGGGTATATTTCCAACTTAATGCAGCAGGTCTCTGGATAAGGTTAATTGGTTGCCTTTTTCCACCGATCTCTACATATATAATTTGGTTAATATCTTTACCAGTGGTATTATATTCGGAGGGTTGAATGTTAATGGTGACAGGTCCAACCCCAGAAGTCTTATCGATATTAAAAGCCATGATTCCTTAATTGTTTTCTAATTTCATTCCTTAGTATTTTCTGTAATACCTTAGTTCCACCTGCAGCTTTATATGCAGGAGCCCAAAGAGGACGAGGGGGAAGGTTAGAATCTTTACTACCGTATTCTAATAGAATGGCAATTTGATTTAAGGTTTTTCCAGATTCTTTACCTTTCTTTCGTATTTTCCTTATATTATTAGGTAAACCTACATAGGTTCTATTACGTTGATGGTAAATGTTTACCGATCTTCTATATTGCCCAGTCCAGTTTAAGAGAGTATGTTCTCCCAAAGACTTTATGGTACTTGCCGAATGAGGTGGCCAAGATACCCCCGAACCTGCAGGAGGCATACCAGTTGATAAACATTTTTTCACTATCCTAAGGAGTTGTTCACCAAACTTTCTAGTACCTTCTGCATAGGATTTAGTAAGGATACTTGGTACACTTCGTATAAGCTTCTCTGCTCTGGCTTGTTGGGCTTTATCAACGTAAATCTCAAATCTTCCAGAAGGGATACCTAAAGTACGATTTACTGATTTAGTTGCCATATAATATATCATTTTAAACTAAAAGAGGGATACACATAACTTTAATTATATGCACCCCTCTAAACTTCTATTCCCACCCAAAATATCTTTAAACTACGGCTTCAAGTATATATTCATAGGTAATTTCAGCAGCAGCTTGACTTATCTGTATCTCTCTTACTACACCTCCAGCTGAAGCTACCGTTATAATCTTATCCTTTTTTATAACCTACAAAATTAAAAGAGGAGCCTCAAGATTGAGGCTCCTCGGATTTTTAACTTGATTACTTTTAAGAGATAGTCCAGCTATCGTTAGAAGTAATGGTGATAGTGTTAGCACCACCAGTAGCTTCGAAGGTAAGCTGTTCAGGACTAACGGTCAAGTTAGAATCAGCAGCAGATTGGGTAATCGTAGCAGTAGCACTTACTTCTGCATTTACAGAATCACTTGCCTTAACTGTGTACTGTTTGTTCTGAATAGAATCGTTGGCAGCAAAGTTCACAACTACAGTTACTACATATTCACCGCTAGCTCCCGGGTCACCAGCCGGAGTATAAATACCACCAGCTTCTGGAACATCTACGTCGTTTACTTTTACTGAACCAACCGTACCGCTGTTACCGATTTCAAGTTTAAACTTCTCTACGTTAGTTTTAAAATTTACAGTAGCAGTAGTAGCAGCAGCTCCCACATTAGGATCTGATTCCTTAGTGATGTAAATTGCTTTACCGTTCTGTACTACAGAAACGTTTTTGCTTACACCACCGTTGGTAGCAATCTGAACACTAGTGTTACGAGCATTACGACCTAAGTAAGCATCTACTGTTACTTGTACAGTACTGTTACCAGTACCGCTTTTCTTGTCAAGGTGAGCCCATCCTGCAATGGCTCTAGCCTCTCTCAATTTTTCTCTGTCCATTTGTTTTTTTTTGAGGTTATAGAATAAGTTATTTAGCAGTCCATTTGGCATTAGAGAATACCTCAAAAGGCATATCTCCACCATCTGAACTGAATGTGATTTGGTTTACTGAAGTTACCAAGTAGGTAATGGGTACCCAAGCATTGCCATTCCAAGCTTCAAAGAATTCTTCTTCTGTGTTATAGTAAATATAACCTACTTGAACTCCTTGAGGTCTTTCTTCGGTAGTTCCCTGCCGTTTAGAATCCAAAGGATTACCCATTGAATCTACCCAAGCATTGCCATTCCAGATACCTAATTTATTAACTTTAGTATCGAAATAAGTTTGGCCTGGTTGGGGATTAGAGGGGACTTCTACCCCTCCACCTGGATTCTTCTCTACTCTCCATCTACCAGTAATAGGATCTACTGAGTTAGAAGATTTGAAGGTGTATCTTTTACCATCTTCAAGACAGTAAGAAGAATGGCCTTCATCAATATCAGCTTCAGAAAAAGCCTTCATCTCAGCCAAAGTTTTGAATTGATCTCTTTCAAAATTTGGCTTCTTTCCCTTATAAGAAAGGTTATCAATATATTGTACTGCCATAATTATTTGAATTGAAGTGAGTAATTAGATACTGTAGAAGCTTCGGAAAGAACATATACATAATACATTTCCCCATTTACTTCTAATTCACTACGAGTATAAGAATTGATGAACTCATTCTTACCATCCGTAATAGAAGTAAGAGCTCCAAAGGCTTTAGGATAAGCATAACAGTTCTTCTGAGCATTTTGGTTGAATGCTGAAGTGTTATATGTTTTGCTATTCTTAATGATTTCACCACTACTTAAACCTTGGATACCTTCGGGAGTAGGAGTAAAGTTACTATCTACTACTCCGAAATAAGAAGGATTAACGAATACTGCAGAAACAGAACCAGTCTTAGTAACTCCATCCTTAGTTGCCTCAACTCTAAAGGTGGTATTAACAGCAATTCCCGGGAACTGTTTAGAAGTTAATGAGACATCTACTGGTTCATTGTTAATCTTCAAAGTATCAGGTGTAACTGCATCAGGACCTTGTTTGAGTGACCAATTTACTGTTACGGTTTGAGTAGTAGTTTTTCGATATACTCCACCTCCAGTTACTGTAAGGGTTAATGGGAATACTGAAGCAGCAAGTTTCTGAAGAAGGACCTTATCCTCATATGACATAAGTCCCCCATGTCCACCATCCTCTAAAGAAGCAACAGGTATATCATATTCCGTAGAAGCTTTGAATTCCCATTCTTCATGTTGTAGCCTCTTTTCATACCATTTCACATTTATACCCACTTTATTTTTCCTAACTGGGTTTTCTTCAAAGGCATTCGGTTTATATAAAATTACCTTAGAAACTACACTATTGGGCAAAGAATCAATCCTATATTTTAATAGCTTACCCTTAGAACCCTCATAGGCAGTACCCTGAGTTTCTCCCAGTACTACAGTTTCTGAGATTACAGTCATATCCTTACCATCCCATCGTTTGGTAATATTGGTACGACCTTCCTCATCAGCTCTACGGAAGTTATAGATTACATCTTCTTTAGGTTCGATTCCATTATCCCAGCCATCTACAGTTTTAGTATAGATCTTTTTATCTTCAAGAACATAAAGTCTATCACCAACTTCCATATCAGGTACTGAATCACGATCTGAAAGAAGATTTACCTGCTTCTCTATGCCCATTACACTGTAGGTAGCTCCCTCTGGTAGTTGTTCTGGTTTAATCTTACCATTACCATCAAGAGAAGCTAAACCGTTAGCTTGATCTTTAGTAGCTTTAAATTTAGTAAGATCATCTCCAACCTTTTTAATAGAGGCCTGCATTGCAGTATCTGCATCGGATCTATTTTTAGTTTCGGTAGCCAAGTTCTGAGCAATTTCATTTTCCTTTGCAGTAGCCCGATTTACTTCAGCAGTAATATCTTGGATATTCTTAGTTACCTTTGCTTGTAGATCCTCTATGGCTTCTGTATGACCCTGGGATTCTTCGGTAATACGTTGAGAAAGTTTTTCATCTTCAGCTTTACGATCAACTACCTCTTGATCTAATTTCTGGGTTATCTGGATATCAGCTTGGGTTCTTGCAGTAGCTTCATCTTCAATCTTCTTAGAGAGATCAGTTCTAATTTGGGAATCTGCCTGGGTTCTTGCTTGAGATTCTGCATCAATATTCTGCTGAAGAACCTGGTCTGCAGCTTTACGATCAGAAATTTCTTTAGCCAACCCATCAGCATTAGTATTAATCTTCTCTTGTAAGGCAGTATCGGCAGCTTTACGATCGGCTACTTCAGTTTCAAGGCCTTTCTTCAGTTTATCTACATCACTAACGTTAGTATCTACTTTGGTCTGTAAAGACTGGATCAAAGATAGGTTAGTCTGAATAGCCTGGGTATTCTCTTGGATAAGAGCATCCTGAGCACGAATCTGTTGCTGAAGAGTCTGGTAATTCTGATTAATAATCTGTCTCAATTCGGTTCCCAAAGCTGTAAGAGAAGTTCCAAGATTGGTTATCTCGGACTTCATTGCAGCATCTGCCTCTTTTCGATCTGAGATCTCTTTATTAAGGTTTTCTCCCTGAAGAGTGATCTTAGAAGAAAGTTCTT